ATGGATGCAACAAGGTATTATATCTTGGAATAAGGGTTCTCTCGAATTAGAAAATGGGTCCAAAATTTCAGCTAATTCTACTTCTTCATCTGCTGTCCGAGGTGGATCCTATAATGTCATCTTTCTTGATGAGTTCGCGTTCATCCCGAATCACATTGCTGATGACTTCTTTGCCTCTGTTTATCCTACTATTTCTTCTGGACAGAGCACAAAGGTAATTATTGTTTCTACTCCTAGGGGTATGAATCATTTCTACCGTATGTGGCATGATGCAGAAAAAGGTAAGAATGAATATATACCAACAGATGTTCACTGGTCCGAAGTTCCTGGTAGAGATATAGTATGGAAAGAACAAACTATTGCCAACACTTCTGAGCAACAATTCAAAGTTGAATTTGAATGTGAATTTCTTGGATCTGTTAATACTCTTATTAGTCCTGCAAAGTTAAGGAATTTAGTTTATGATGAACCAATTCAAAGAAATGCTGGTTTAGACATTTATGAAGATCCTCAAGAATCACACAACTATCTTACTACTGTCGATGTTGCTCGCGGGATGGGGAACGATTATTCTGCATTTATTGTATTTGATATCACAGAGTTCCCATATAGGGTAGTAGCAAAGTATAGGAACAATGAAATTAAACCAATGTTGTTTCCTAGTGTTATTGATGAAGTCACGAGAGCATATAATAATTCATTTGTTTTAGTAGAAGTTAATGATATTGGTGATCAAGTAGCAAGTATTTTACATTTTGATTTAGAAAATGAAAATCTTCTCATGTGTTCTATGAGAGGACGTGCTGGTCAAATTGTTGGATCTGGATTTAGTGGTAAAAAATCTCAACTTGGTGTGCGAACAACTGCAGCAGTTAAAAAACTAGGATGTTCAAATTTAAAAACTCTCCTAGAAGACGATAAGATATTAGTTTCGGATTATGAAATTATTTCGGAATTAACAACATTTACTCAAAAACATAATTCTTTTGAAGCAGAAGAAGGTTGTAATGATGACCTTGCAATGTGCCTTGTAATATTTTCTTGGTTAGTTGCTCAAGAGTATTTTAAGGAGATGACTGATAATGATATTCGTAAAAGATTATATGAAGAACAGAAAAATCAAATAGAGCAGGATATGGCACCGTTTGGATTTATTGCAGATGGGTTTGGTGAATCAACCTTTACTGACAGTGAAGGAGAAGTTTGGCATTCCGATGAGTACGGCGATCGTTCTTATATGTGGGATTATATGTAATGGACTTTTATGAAGAGTTCGAATTAGAGCATTTAATATTTAAACAAAGAAAGTGTAAATCATGTGAAATTATAAAAGATTTAGTTGATGGATTTTACAAAACTAGAAAAGGTAGTGGACCATCAGCATATTCTTATGAATGTAAAGAATGCACTAAAATACGAGTTTTGAAAAGACGAAAAGAAAAATTACCCATCAATTATTGGACATATCCTGATTGGTAGATGTTCACTCACTGTTTCCCCGTTGAAAATACCCTTTTTAATAAATAATTTCAGATAATTTGGATACGGAGAACGTAAAGATGCCATTAAATTTAGCATCTCCTGGCATTGTTGTTAAGGAAGTTGATCTAACCGTTGGAAGGGTTGATCCGACTGCCGAAGGTATTGGCGCTATTGTTGGTCCTTTTGCGAAAGGAACAGTAAACGAGCCAGTGCTAATCAACAACGAGCAGGAGCTTTTAAACACTTTCGGAAATCCCTACGCAACTGATAATCATTATGAAACTTGGATGGTGGCATCTTCGTTCCTTGCTTATGGTGGTTCACTTAGGGTTGTAAGATCTGATGATACTTCACTCAAAAATGCATTTGCTGGTTCAGGATCAGCACCTAAAATTAAAAGTTATGAAGATTATGTGAACCTTGGATATGATGAAAATATCATTTCTGGCGTAACTGTTGCTGCAAGAAATCCAGGATCTTGGTCCAACGGAGTTAAAGTTGCAATCATTGATGCAAAGGCAGACCAAATCCTCAGCGGTTTTTCAGGACTTGATTCACTCGGCACTGGTGTTGCTGTCTCTGTTGGTATGGGTATCACCCAATCTGCAGTTGGTAAAACAAAAATTGGTGCAGGAACAACCGAAGCACTTGATGGTTATTTAAAAGGCATTATTACTGAAGCATCTGCAACACAAATTTCAGTTAAAGTTATTGAGCACGTTTCCGCCTCTGGAACAGCAACGCAAGTTGACTATCAACCATCAGGAACATATGCATTTGATAATGCTACGGTAATAGGTTTCCACACTGCCGGTCAAAGTGTTGCTTGGGCAACAGCAACAGGGACTACACAGCAAGATTGGTATGATAATCAATCTATAGAACTTACAAACACTTCAATTTCGTGGAATACTCTTGCAGAAAGACCCTCCACATCATCATATGCATCCGCTAAAGGTTCAAGATTTGATGAACTGCATCTAGTTGTTATTGATGATACAGGTGAAGTAACTGGTAATGCAGGAACTATTCTTGAGAAGCATACATCACTATCTAAAGCAAAAGATGCACAGTATTCTGCTGGTGCAACTTCATATTGGAGAAAGTATACTTCTGAAATATCAGAATTTATCTTTGCTGGTGGAGCACCTGCAGGCATTGTGACTACTGGTTTTGCTGACGGAACATTTGGACATTCCACTGATATAGCATGGGATCAAAATACCTTAAATATTGATTTTGGTGCTACTGGTAATACCACACTAACTCTTGGTGGTGGTTTAAATTATGACGGCACTACAGACATCGATGCTGCTGGAGCATTGAAAGCCGGAGTTGGTGATCTATCGATAGGATATGATCTTTTTGCAAATAATGACGAATTTGATGTCAACTTCATCCTTATGGGTGGCGGCGGTTATGAAAGAGCAGAAGCACAATCACTTGCAAGTAAAGTAATTGCTATTGCAGAAGTTAGAAAAGATGCGATTGCATTCGTTTCTCCTTGTAGAAATGAACTTCTTACGATGTCTGGTAACGGATATACAGTTAAGAGTTCTGCTGATATAACAGATAATCTGATTAGTTTTTATTCATCTGTTCCTTCATCATCGTATGGAGTACTCGATAGTGGGTATAAGTACATGTATGACAGATTCTCGGATACATTCCGTTATATTCCTTTAAATGGTGATATTGCGGGAATTTGTGCCAGAAATGATACCTTAAGTTTCCCATGGTATTCACCTGCAGGAACTGCTAGAGGTGGTATCTTGAGTGCAGTCAAACTTGCATACAATCCATCTCAAAATCAAAGAGATAGACTTTATTCTGCAAGAATTAATCCTGTAATCTTCACACCTGGTGGTGGAATTACACTCTTCGGTGATAAAACCGCACTTAACAAATCATCGGCATTTGATAGAATCAATGTTCGTAGATTGTTTATCTTCCTAGAACAAGCAATTAAAGGTGCTGGAAGAGACGTTATGTTTGAGTTTAATGACGCCTTAACAAGAAGTTCATTTGTAAATGCTGTTGAACCATTCCTCAGAGATGTTCAAGCAAAGCGTGGTATTCAGGACTTCAGATTAATTTGTGATGAGACCAACAATACTGCAGCAGTAGTTGATTCCAACGAATTTGTTGCTGACATCTTCATTAAACCATCTAGATCTATTAACTTTATCGGACTAACATTCGTAGCTACCAGATCTGGAGTATCATTCTCAGAAGTGGTTGGAAACGCTTGATTTATTTTTTTTAACGCATAAAATTACTAACGAGGATCAAAACCAATGGCACTAAGAAACATTTCACAATTCAAATCTCAATTAACGGGTGGTGGCGTTCGCCCCAACCTGTTTGAGGTTGATATAAATTTCCCAGCGGCAGTGGGAAGCACATTTGAGTTTATGAGTAATGCGGATACACCCTCAGCAGAGGATGTATCTATAAGCAGTGACGGACTTGCAGATAGGTTCCCATTTATGATAAAAGCAGCAAATTTACCAGCATCAAATATTACTCCCGTTGAAGTTCCTTTCCGTGGAAGGATTCTCAAGGTTGCTGGTGAAAGAACCTTTGATACCTGGACTGTTACTGTTCTTAATGATGCTGATTTCCAAATCAGAACTGCGATGGAACAGTGGATGAATGGTATTAGTAGACTTTCAAATGGATCTGGTGAAGTAAATCCATCTGATTATACCGCAAATGCGGATGTTACTCAGTTAGATAGAAATGGCAATCCTCTCAGAAAATATAATTTTGTTGGGTTATTTCCAACAAATGTTTCTGAAATTGCACTTTCAATGGATACTACAGATACTATTGAAGAATTTACAGTTGAATTCCAAGTCTTATATTGGAATATTGCTACAGGATCCGATTCTTCAGCGTATCCGTCACTGACTTAATAAATAATTAAAATAACACAGTAAAATTATAAAATGACGAAACTCTTTGGATTTTCTATTGAGCCTAGTGAGCCGAAATCAAAATCTACATTGTCCCCCGTTCCCCCTAATAATGGGGACGGGGTTGATAATTTTATAGCAAGTGGATTTTATGGATCATATGTTGATATTGAAGGTGCATATAGAAACGAAAACGAATTAATAAAAAGATATCGCGAAATGGCAATTCACCCAGAAGTGGATAATGCTATTGAAGATGTCGTTAATGAAGCAATTGTTAGTGATCTATATGATTCACCAGTAGAAATTGAATTGTCTAATGTAAATGCAAGTGATAAATTAAAAGATTTAATTAGAAATGAATTTAGGTATATTAAAGAACTTTTAGATTTCGATAAAAAATCTCACGAAATTTTTAGAAATTGGTATGTTGATGGAAAGTTATATTATCATAAAGTAATTGATCTTAAAAAACCAGAATCTGGTATTAAGGAATTGAGATATATTGATCCAACAAAGATCAAATTTATTCGTCAAGAAAAGAAAGTAAATAAAGGTGTACAAGGAATTGATCTTTCTAGGACAACAGAAACAAGTAAAGTATTGTATCCAGATATTGAAGAATATTATGTATACTCACCAAAACCAAATTATCCGATTGGATTAGTATCGGGTGCTAATGGTCAAAAGGGTGTCAAAATGGCAAAAGATACCATTACTTATGTTACCTCGGGTCTTGTAGACAGAAATAAAGGTTCAATTCTTTCATATCTCCATAAAGCAATTAAAGCACTTAATCAACTTAGAATGATTGAGGATTCTTTGGTCATCTATAGATTATCAAGAGCACCAGAACGTCGTATTTTTTATATTGATGTTGGTAATCTTCCTAAAGTAAAGGCAGAACAATATCTTCGTGATGTTATGAATCGTTATCGTAATAAGCAAGTTTACGATGCCAATACTGGCGAAATTCGTGATGATCGTAAGCATATGAGTATGATGGAAGACTTCTGGCTTCCTAGAAGAGAAGGTGGTAGAGGAACTGAAATCACAACTCTTCCTGGTGGACAGAACTTAGGAGAACTTGCTGATATTGAGTATTTCCAAAAGAAACTTTATAGAGCACTTGGAGTTCCAGAATCTAGAATTGCTTCTGATGGTGGATTCAATCTTGGTCGTTCTTCAGAAATTCTTAGAGACGAATTAAAATTTACTAAATTTGTTGGTAGATTGAGAAAAAGATTTGCAAATATATTCAGCGATATGCTGAAGACTCAACTAATATTAAAAAATATTATTACACCTGAAGATTGGGAAAAAATTTCAGATCATATTCAATATGACTTTGTATATGATAATCAATTCGCAGAACTCAAAGATAGTGAATTGATGAATGAACGTTTAGGAACGTTGGCATCAATTGAACCGTATATTGGCAAATATTATTCTGTTGATTATGTTCGACGTAAAATTTTACGCCAAACTGATACAGAAATTAAGGAAATTGATATTCAAATTGAAAAAGAAATTGAAGAAGGAATTATTCCAGACCCCAATTCTATTGATCCTATAACAGGAGAACCATTACCTGATGCTGGTGGTAACGAATTACTTGGTGATGTTCCAATTGAGGCAGATTTAGAGGTTGATGCTGATATTACTGATGCCAACCTTCAGAAAGATACTAAATCGGCAGAGATATAAATAAAAAATATACCTATACAATTAATTACATGGAAGATGTTATCGATTTGATCGCTACTGATGCTTCTGCATCAGATATTAGCGACAAAATAAAGGATGCTTTGTTTAATAAAGCATCTAGTAATGTTGAAAATGAAAGATCTTCAGTTGCACATTCCATATTTAATATTGAAGATGAGACTAAATCAGAAGAGGATTCTGAGTAATGGCATATATTCGCCACGATGAAGATAATAACGAAGTTGATCCTCAACCAGGAAAAACTTCGGTCACACAATTTAGTGGTGATGAAGGGTGGACAAGTGTTGAATATGAAAATTTCAATGCAGACTATCAAGCCCGTAATGTAGATAACACTACAAGAACTCCTGGAACATATCAACGTCATGATGAAAATAATAGTGCAGTGACTCCTGGAACATATCAACGTCATGATGAAAACAATAATCCAGTAACAGGATAATAGAAAACAATGAAACTTATCACAGAAGAAATTTCAAAGGTAGAATTTATTACCGAAAAGGTTGGTAAATGTAAGAAATGTTTTATTGAAGGTGTATTCCTTCAAGGTGGCATTCAAAACCGTAACGGTAGAATGTATCCTACCGAAACTCTTGCTCGTGAAGTTGGAAGGTATAATGAAAACTTTACTCAAAAGGGTCGTGCTTTAGGAGAACTTGGTCATCCTGATGGTCCTACTGTCAACCTAGATCGCGTATCACATAAAATTATATCTCTTCGTCAAGAAGGAAATAATTTTATAGGTAAAGCACAACTTCTAGAAACACCAATGGGTAAAATTGCCCAAGCATTAATTAGCGATGGTGTTTGTCTTGGAGTTTCTTCTCGTGGTGTTGGTTCAATTAAAGAAGATCATACTGGTTGTAAAGTTGTAGGTGAAGATTTCATGTTGGCAACTGCCGCTGATATCGTTGCCGATCCTTCTGCACCCGATGCTTTTGTATCAGGAATCATGGAAGGAAAGGAGTGGATTTGGGAAGGAGGAATCCTTCGCGAACAACTTGCAGAAGTAACTCAGAAGAAAATTAATGCTCTTGTAGAGCAAAAAACACTTGAGGAACACAAATTACAGTTGTTCCAAGATTTCTTAGCAAATCTCTAATACTATAAATAATAAAGATTAATACTTAATCGAAGTTCACATGTCCGTTGGTAGCAATTTACAAGAAATGGAAAACGCAGTAACCAAAGGGGCTGCTGCTGCTGAGCCAATGCAAAAGTTAACCACAGGTATACCTGATGGTCAACCAAGCGTTGTAGATCTTGGCGGTCCTACCCCCGAAAACTATCGTCCCGACGACGATTCAGCAAAACTTAACACATCTAGCCCTAGTCTTGCACAGGTAAAGAATGTTGTTAATAAGGGCGCAAAACCCGCAGACGCAATGCCTGCAGGAATGAAAGAGGAGTCCGAAGAAGTCGAAGAAAATCAAGAGATCGTTTCTGAAGCAGAGACCACAGATGAAGAAGTAGTTTCTGAAGAAGAGACTACCGAAGAAGAAGTGGTTGCTGAAGCTACCGACGAAACTGAGGAAGAAATTAAAGAAGACACTGTTGAAGCAGAATTTAGCGTCGAAGAAGATGTTAAAGCACTGTTAGATGGTGAAGATCTTTCCGAAGAATTTCAAGACAAAGCACGTACAATCTTTGAAACCGCAATCAAACTTAAGGTTGAGGAAGTAAAAGAGCAAATTCAGGTCAAATACCAAGAGCAACTCATTGAGGAAGTTGCTGCAGTTAAGACTGAACTTACAGAACGTGTAGATTCGTATCTTGAGTACGTTGCTCAAGAATGGTTGGAAGAAAACAAACTTGCAATCGAGCACGGTCTCAAGACCGAAATGACCGAATCATTCCTCAATGGAATGAAGAGTCTTTTTGAAGAACATTATGTATCTATCCCTGAAGAAAAATATGATGTAATCGAAAGCATGGTAGATAAACTAGATGAAATGGAGTCTAAACTCAACGAGCAGATCGAGAAGAACATCGGTTTGAATCGTAGATTAGCAGAATCCTCCGCTGATGTAATTTTTGCAGAAGTTGCTGAAGGACTTGCAGTCACTCAGAAAGAGAAGCTTGCTTCCCTTGCTGAAAATGTTGAGTTTGATAGTGAAGAGACCTATCGTGAGAAACTAGTTACTCTAAGAAATTCATATTTCTCAGAATCCGCAACTAGTTCTCAAAGAGAAGCTGCTGAAACGGTTGTAGAATCGTCTCAAGAGCAGACTACTACCGCTGCACCTGAAGTTGGTTCCATTATGGAAGCATACCTTCAAACACTCAGCAGAGTCGCTAAAAATTGACTTTTAAATGATAATTAAATCAAACTAAACTTTTTAAAGAGGTAAATTCAAATGCAAATGTTCAATTCTGAACAACTGCAGGAGAAGTGGGCACCAGTACTTGACTATGATGGAATGGATCCTATTAAGGATTCTCATCGTAGAGCTGTTACCGCTATCCTGTTAGAGAACCAAGAAAGAGAGACCCGCGAAGAGCAGTCATTCCTTTCTGAGTCACCCGTAAACTCAACTGGTTCTTCTGGAGCAACTGCAGGTTTCTCCGCTGGCGCATCAGGCGCTACCCAAGGTTTTGATCCCGTATTGATCAGCCTTATCCGTCGTTCTATGCCTAACTTGGTCGCATATGACCTTGCAGGCGTTCAACCAATGAACGGTCCTACTGGACTCATCTTTGCGATGCGTTCACGTTACAAGAATCAAACTGGTTCCGAAGCATTCTTCGACGAAGTAGATTCTGCATTCTCTGGATCCGATTCTTCTGCTACAGAAGCAGAGCAAGGTTCAGGTTATGTTTCTGGTTCTGATGGTTCTTCCGTTGGTTTCGGTACAACCGCACAGTCTGGTACTAATCCAGGTCTTCTTAGCCCAGATGCTAACTCTACTCAACTCGCTTATAGAGTTGGTCAGGGTATGGATACTGAGGACGCTGAAGGACTTGGCGAAGGCAGCAACCACTTCAACCAGATGGCTTTCTCGATTGAGAAGGTCACCGTAACCGCTAAGTCCAGAGCACTGAAGGCAGAATACAGCCTTGAGCTTGCACAGGATCTTCGCGCAATCCACGGTCTGAACGCTGAAGCAGAACTCGCAAACATTCTCTCCACAGAGATTCTTGCTGAGATCAACCGCGAAGTTATCAGAACTATCTACAAATCGGCAGAATCTGGCGCACAAGCAAACGTTGCTACCGCTGGTAAGTTCGACCTCGACGTTGATTCCAACGGACGCTGGAGTGTTGAGAAGTTCAAGGGTCTTATCTTCCAAATCGAGCGCGATGCTAACGCAATCGCACAAAGAACTCGTAGAGGAAAGGGCAACATGATTCTCTGCTCTGCAGACGTTGCTTCCGCACTGACCATGGCTGGTGTACTTGATTACACCCCTGCACTCAACGCTAACCTTAACGTTGATGACGCTGGTAACACCTTCGCTGGTGTTCTCCAAGGTAAGTATCGCGTATACATCGATCCTTATTCTGCAAACAACGCTGTTAATCAGTATTACGTTGTTGGTTATAAGGGTTCTTCACCTTATGACGCTGGTCTATTCTACTGCCCATACGTTCCTCTTCAGATGGTTCGTGCAGTTGGAGAGAACACCTTCCAGCCCAAGATCGGCTTCAAGACCCGCTACGGTCTGGTTGCTAACCCATTCGCTGAAGGAACCACCGCAGGCACAGGTCGCCTCAAGGTTAACTCAAACCGTTACTACAGACGTGTTCGTGTTGACAACCTCATGTGATCACTGTTCACATATTTCTGGGGATCCTTCGGGATCCTTTTTTTTGTCTAAATATTTAAAAACCAGAAAAAATGGCGAATTATCACATTAAAAAATCAAGTGCATTAATGCCATCTATCGAAGTTTATCATGTTGATGGTGATCAATGGTCCGATGAATATTCGGAAAGAAAGATCTACACATCAAAAGCAAGTGCGGATGCTATGCTTCCAAATCCAGATGGAACTAATGGTGGTTTTAAGAATGCTACTGTTATTAAAGAATAAATAGAACATAACTAAGATCGAAAAATGAACCCAACTCCTAGAGAAGCGAAACAAATTCATGAACACTACGAAAAGGTAGTGGAGCATCTTATTGAAGAAAATTATGCCGTAGATAAAAACGGTGCTGATAAAATTATTAGTGGTATGAGTGATGAGTGGTATAGTTTAATTGTTGATGCTTGATAATGGCAAATTTTTATGATACTCAATTACGCAATAGGAACTTCTTATCTCCTATTGGGTTTAAATTTACTTTGAAAACTAAAGAAAAAGTAGATTTTTTCTCTAATTCGGCAAATGTTCCTAGTATTGCATTAGGAACTGCATTGCAAGGAACAACATTTCGTATTCTTGATGTTCCTGGTGATGAAGTAACTTATGAAGACTTCACCATGAATTTTTTAGTTGATGAGGATCTTAAAAATTACATGGTCATTCATAATTGGATTACTGGATTGGGCACACCAGAAAACTTTAAACAATTTAGAGATCTTACCAAAGATCCAGAATCAGGTCTAAAAGATGATCTGCTACAATTTTGTGATGGAACATTGCATGTTTTAAATAGCAACTATCGTGATATTGCAATGGTTAAGTTTCAAGATTTATTTCCTGTAGCATTGACTTCATTACAATTTAATGCTACGGAAAATGATATCAACTACTTTACAGCAGAGGTGTCTTTCAAGTATACTATCTACAATATAGTAGATCCAGAAGGCGAACCTCTATGAACCTTGACAAAATTCAGGAGATGTGGCAGAAAGATTCTGTTATTGATCCTGATAACCTACATAATGAATCTTTAAAAATTCCACAATTACACTCAAAATACTATACATTATATAATACTATTACTCTTCTGCGAGAGAAGGCAAGAGAAAGTTATAATCGCGTAAGATTGGAAAGACACAATTTTTACACTGGTAAAGCACCTGCAGATGTTTATGTTGCCGAACCTTTTCCATATAAAGTTAGAGAAAAAGATGCCATTCAAAGATATTTGGATGCTGATGAGAAGTTAAATACCCTTGATATGAAAATTAAATATTATGATACTGAATTAAAGTTTCTGGAAGAAATTATCAAAACAGTTGCAAACAGAACTTTTCAGATCAAAAATGCCATTGAGTGGCAAAAGTTCCAAGCAGGATTTTAATGGAAGAAGAAGATTTTAACCTAGATGGAGACTATGAACCAGATTACATGATTGGTCTTAAGATAGAAGATATCTATCTGCTATATCATTCGGTCAAGGAAACAATTAGAATTTGGCCAGGATCTCCTGCACGTCCTGCTGAAGAACAAGAACATCTTAAAAAATTAAGAGATGATCTTTATAGATGTATTTTAGATTTTAAGTTTAGAGAGATGTAATAAATATTCATAGGTGAATCCTATGGATTATGTCTCATTTGATCATATCAAAAAAGAATGAAGTATATTTAAAGGTTGAAGCAGAACCACACGTCTACTACGAGTTAGCAGATCAGTTTACCTTTGATGTGCCTGGTGCAAAGTTTATGCCTCAATACCGAAATAAGTATTGGGATGGAAAAATACGCCTATTCAATACCCAAAATGGAGAGATATACGTTGGGTTATTGGATAAGGTTACAAAATTTTGTGATGATCACAAATATACTTATGAATTTGTAGATAGTAAATATTATGGTCTTCCTTTTGAATCTAATTCAAATATTTGCAAGGAAGGTGTCAAAGATTACATATCATCTGTTAGTAAATATCCACCTAGAGATTATCAGGTCGAAGGCGTATACGATGCCTTAAAGCATAATAGAAGGTTGTTGATATCCCCAACTGCTTCTGGAAAGTCTCTGATGATATATTCGATTGTGAGATATCACGTTGAGCGCGGACGAAATACTCTGATAGTTGTTCCGACGACTTCCCTTGTAGAACAGATGTATAAAGATTTTGCAGACTATGGTTGGGATGTAGGTTCATATTGCCACAAGATATATGCTGGTAGAGAAAGAGAGACAGACTCTCAAGTTATTATTACTACCTGGCAGTCCATCTACAAACTCCCCCGAAAATATTTTGAACGATTTAACGTAGTTGTTGGGGATGAGGCACACCAGTTCAAAAGTAAGTCACTAATATCTATAATGTCAAAACTTGGCGATGCAAAATATCGTTATGGATTTACTGGAACTCTTGATGGCACCCAAACTCATAAGTGGGTTCTAGAAGGATTGTTTGGTCCGTCATACAAAATTATTAGAACAGAAGAACTGATGGCAAAAGGACATGTTGCTAAGTTAGATATCAATGTGCTTCTATTGAAACATCCGGCACATAAATTTGAAACTTTTGAAGATGAAGTCCAGTATATTATCAATCATGACAGAAGAAATAAATTTATTAGGAATCTTGCTTTAGATCTCAAAGGTAATACACTTATTCTTTTTGCTAGAGTTGAGGGACATGGATTACCACTATACGAATTGATAAATAACGGTAGGTTGGATAATCGCCATGTATTTTTTATTCATGGTGGTGTGGGAGTAGAAGATCGTGAAAGAGTAAGGGAGATCACGGAAAAGGAAGAAAACGCGATTATTGTCGCTTCATATGGAACGTTCAGTACAGGTATTAATATTAAGAACCTCCACAATGTCATTTTTGCTTCTCCATCCAAATCTAGAATACGGAATCTCCAGTCTATTGGCCGCGTGCTCAGGAAAGGCAATAATAAGACAAAGGCAACTCTCTATGACATTGCTGACGACATATCATACCAATCCAGGAAAAACTATACACTTAATCATTTGATTGAAAGAATTAAAGTTTATAGTGAAGAAAATTTCAATTACGATATTGTAAACATACCACTAAAGAATTAATATGGGAGATGAATTTTACGCAATCATAAAGCTAGTATCTGGTGAAGAAGTATTATCACTTATTTCT